GTTGTATTTACTGAAGCAATGTTACTTGCTGTTGTATTTACATTAGCGATTGCACTGCCAACAGTATTTACGTTAGCAATTGAACCAGCCACTAAATCTATTTCTGAACTTGCCTCGGCTAAGTCATTGGCAACAGCTTCTATTTCTGTTAGTTTATTTTCTACTGCTGCAACGTCTGCTGATATTCCAGCAACAGCAGTTATATCACTAGAAATTCCAGCAAGTGTTGTTATGTTAGCATTTTGCCCAGCTACTGTGTTTATATTAGTAGCATTTGAATTGACTGTATTAATTGCTGTTTGGTCTGAAGATGTTGGAGTAGTACGTTGCCAAGCACTGCCATTATAAACCATCATAACATTGTTAGAGGTATTAAAATATAATGCTCCAGTTAATAAACTTGCACCATCATTATCAACAGATACATCGCTTGATTTTTGACCAAGGTATCTGTCATCAAAATTATCATAACTAGTTGCTGCATTTGTAGCTGATGTACTTGCCTCACTTGCTTTTGTTGTTGCTGTAGTAGCAGAACTTGCCGCACTAGTTGCTGAAGTACTAGCCTCACTAGCTTTAGTAGTCGCTGTTGACGCTGATGTACTTGCTTCACTTGCTTTAGTTGTCGCTGTAGTAGCAGAACTTGCTGCATTTGTTGCTGATGTACTAGCTTCACTCGCTTTAGTAGTTGCAGTGGTAGCACTAGTACTTGCACTAGTGGCAGAACTTGCTGCACTTGTGGCTGAACTAGCCGCTGCTGTCGCTTGAGTTGTTGCTTGATTTACTTGTGAAGTTGCTGCTGTATCAACATAGTTTTTAGTTGCTGCGTCTTGTGCTAACGTAGGGTCTACAACATTTCTTAATTTCTTAGTACCTACATCATATTGAAAATCTGTATTTGATATTTTAATAACATCGTCTGCGTCATCAATAGCCTCTTGTCCCATAAAGAACGCTTGAGTAGAGTCTGTGTCTAAATCATTTTCTGTTAAAACTGAACCAGCCGCATAATCTGTTAATCTTACAGTTTGACTTGTTTTTCGTCTTATTTCTATAGAACTATCATTGGCCGGGGCAGAATCAAAAGTAATCTGTGTTCCAGCACCGTTCCATGTAAAAGCAGTTGTGGCTGAACCGTTTATAGTGACAGTTATATCGCTCTGCGACCTATAACTAAAAGGTACAGCGTAAGCAGTGGTTGAACCATTGCCGGTGTATCTCACAAATGAGTTAGCCATTCATACTCCTTTTCTTTCTAATATGGGTACTAATTATCTATCTTCTGGGAAGTTTTCGCCAAACAATCTAAGTGACTGCTGTATTCCTAACATATTTTGCCAAGCCAATAAGCTTGTAGCATTATTCCAATCTGTTCTATTATAACTTCTATCTGGGTTAAATGTTGCTTTTCCCGGTGCTTGTATAGCTGGTAAAAGTTTTTGAAATATTAATGAATATGTTGGATTACCAGTTATAATGTTTGTGTCTAGTCCACTACTTCTAAAGTGAAACAATGGGTCTTCTCTAAACGGACTTACCATTAAATCAACTATTGGTGGCATAATAGACGCAAATGCAGCTCGTTGAAATGCAGCTTTTGCAATTGCTTCTGAAGACAATCTTTCTTTTAAAAACTTTTTACTATCACTTCTTACTAATGATTGTGCGTATGATTGTAACATATAAGCATTTCCAGCCATAAACATACTTAACATAAAACCTTCAAATGCTTGGAAGTCTCTTATTCTCATTCCATGTACTGCGTGTTTACCCCAAGCAGTCATCATAAAACTTCTAAATTGAAATAAAGTTTTACCTAATGTTCCGTCTGGTGTTCCACCAATGCCTCTTAACATTCCAAAATATGCTGTTTCACCAATGTCATTTTCTTGAACAGTTCGTCTTGCAAAACGTCTTATAGCAACAACAAGGGCTGCTCTTGCCTCATGGTCAGTCCATATATCTAAATTAGCCATGTGGAGTTTACCCCCCATTTCACCTTTTTGATATTTAGCGTGTTCTTTAAACTGTTGCATAATACGTTCACGCATTCTAGGACTAATACCTAAGTCTAACATTCTTTCAGCGTCTTTAGTTCCAAGTTCAACACCTAAAACTTTTTTAGAAAATACTTTTTTACCAGTGTTTGCTTCTCTTGCAAATTTAGTTAAAATTTCTTTAACCGTAATGCGTTGCATTATTGTGTTAGTAAGAAACATACCAGAGAATATTGAAGTGGCTCTGTTACCAACATCTAAAAATCGTTCTGCTTTTCCAATAGTCTCATTACCCATACGAGAACCAAAGTCATCTGTTTGGTTTGTGATAGCTTGTAATGTTTTTTGTGAACCAATACCCCCAAACCATATTTCAGCTTCAGCTAGTAATGGGTCATCAAGCGTACCGTCTTTCATTTTTTTCAACATCTTACGCATTGCTGGTACGTGTTTAATAGTATTAATTACACCTATGTTTGCCATAACAACACCAAACTCTGCTATTTGTGCAAAACCTACTTGGTTCATTAATCGTGAAAAATTATATTTACGTATAAATCTAGCAGCAGTTGATAAAGTTCCAGTAGGGTCATTTTCAAGTGGAACTCCTACTAAATGTTTCCAACCATCTTCTAAAGCTTGTACTTCTATTTCAGCTTTATTATCTGATACGCCTTTACCTCTGTAATTTGCTCTAGTTTGATTTATAAGTTTACGCCATTCACTGTCAGATTTAATTCCTTTTTGTGCTAAAGCAATTCTACCAGTTGTTGAGTTAGCATAATTTAAGAATAATAATTCAGCGTCATTCTCAAATAAGTCTTCTATGTTATATTTACCATCACTATATTTTTCATCTAATTGAATACGATGTTTAAGATAAGAAGGTGAACCAGTATCTTCTCTAACTACTTTAAATAAATCGTCAGCTATTTCATCTATCTTATCTAAACCTAAATCTGTTTTATCTTGCAGTAATGTTCTAAATGTATCTTTCTTTTCCATAGAAGTAAGTACATGGTTAAGATTAATTCCTTGCTCTACTTTACTACCTCTAACTACTTGCATTAAATGTCTTGCTACAGCAAATCTTGCTGTTTCATCTATATGTTTAGAAGACGAAGACAGCATTGCTTTAGATAAGAAACGAACTACATTCTCTTCACCTATTTCAGCTACTAAGTCATCTAACTTTTTACGTGACCATATTCTTGTTATATATCTATAATTAGTCTCAACATCTTCTGCTCCACGTACACCAACATTTTTCATCATTTCTAACAATTCTCTATATTGATTACGTTGTATGTCAGCCATAGCGTCCACCCATTTATTTCCTGTAGGTGTGTCACTACGAATAGCTTTAGAAACTAAAGAATTAAATTCTGCTCTAGCATCACCACTAAAACTGCCTAATGTTATTCTTCTACCATTTTGCTTTTGTTCTGATACCCACCCTTTAAAATTTATAGAGTGTGCTTTGTTGTAAATTAATCGTTGTCTATCATGTTCAATACCTTTTAATAAACTAGCTGATGAAGGTCTTACCCAACCTTTTTTATCGGCTCCTACTGGGTCTTCAAACAATAACCAACCTAGTTTTCTTACAAAAGAATTTTTAGAACTGTTAGTAGCATTGGCTCTATCAAAACGATAACGTGAAGCCCATGTCATAGGAGCGTCATCAGCGTCATCAAAAAACTCCCAACGTTTTTCTTTTACAAAATCCATTGCGTCAGTTTCGTTATCAAACGTATCTAATAATTCTGCTTTATTAATATCACATTCTGCCATAATTATTTACATTTTAGAACGTCAATTGTTCCGTCTTTATTTGTTCGAACAATGACTTCATCATTTATCCCTTCTGCGTTTTCTCTTAGTAAAATTTCTTTATGTCCGTCTGAACGAACCATAGTGTTTTTATTTATATCAAAAGTAGGGTCTTCCCAATCTGCTTTTTTATTGTCTAAACCTTTGTAATATTTGTCACCTTTAGAAGTCATTACCATACCATTCTTTTTTAGTAATGCCGCCTCTTCTGCTTTTAAAGTATCTAATAAAGATTTTTCATACTTACTTAAATTTCCTGTCCTACGTAACGCACCAAAACTAGCACCTAATAACGAACCAAATAAAATACCATACTTAACATCGTCCATATCCATTTCAGGATTTTGTGTAGCAAAATATGTTTCAATAGCACCAATAGATACACCACCGGCTAAACCAGATTTAAAAGCATTTTTTAATCTACTTGCTTTTTGTGTTAAACTCATAACACTAGCAGCAGTACCTACTCCTGTTTCAGCTAATGCTATTGCAACCCATGCTGCTGGGTCTAAGATAGTAGCAGCAAGTGTTAATGCTATTCCTTTGCCTTGACCTTGAGACATAATAATTTTTTTCTTTTTTTCGTAATCAAGAATTTGTCTTCGTATCTCTAAACCATGAGCGTAACTGTGAACAGATTCAAAGTTATCTAAATATTCTGCTGGAAGGTCTTTCATAAAAATTTCAAAGTCTTCTTTTTTAGGAACGTAATTAACATCAGGTGCTAAGTCTGGTTTTCCCATTTGATTCATAATCATAGGAATGATTTGATTACTAACAATTGCTTGTTTAGTTGCATCGCCTAAAGAATATTCATTTCTTAATCCTTCAGCTAGTATATCACTTTCTTTATCAATTAATTTTTGTTCAAGGTCACTTCTAGGTTCATTATACGTTGACTCCCAAGAACCCGGCTCACTTAATCTATCTAAGTAACCATCATCTATTGTTTGTTGTACTTCTACTTTAGCTTTTTCTTTAGCTATTTTTGTTTCTTCTGTTTCAGTTTGAAACTCTTTTAATTTTTCTGCCTCTGCTTCTGCTTCTAAATTAGACACCAATGAACTAATCCATCCAGCCCCAGTGTCAGCAGTATCTAAAATTTTTCTTGTTGTTTGTTCGTCTTCAAATACTTCACGAAAAGCATTTTCATCAAAGGTAGTAAAAGATTCTACTTTATCCGTTATTTCATCTTGACTTAAATCATCTATGTTTTTTTTAGCGATAAAAGGAAGAAGAAAATCAGCTTCAGAGTTTCTTCTAGTATTATAAGCGTCACCAAAATTTCTTAAATTATTTACAGCACCTTCCCAATCACCACTTGTAGTTTGTTCCCAAAAGTTAGGTGTGCGTGATTCTAAATCACCATATTGAAATGCTACACTAGCAAGTGCAGTTGCTTGTCCTTCATTTAACGTGTCAAAAGATGTTCCAGTAGAAGACTCCCAAGAATTTTTAAGATTTAGTAATGCTTCACTTTTAGCAAATTTATTAATTAACTGTGCGTCTTCATCACTTACTTCTAAGAATGACGCAACTTCTTGTGCCTCAGCACCTTTTAACATTAAATATGGTGCTAATTTATTAATTAATTTTTGTGGTAATCCTTCTAAATCTTCTAGTGACCTTTGTCCTAAATCAAATCCTGAGGCAATAGTAACACCAGAATTAGAACCTTCAGCGTTAGGTACATATCCTTGAAGTCTATATCCTTCTTTTTCTAATATAAAATCCCAGTTAATATTACTCATAGTTATCTTCTATCCATTTCTTTTGTTCTTCTGGTTTCATTTTGTCCCATTCACTTTTCTTCATGCCTTTTGAATAGTACTTAGGTTTGTAAAGAATATTATCTCCACCTACTTTGTAAGGATAATTTTCTTCCATACCGTCTTTAATTGAATTGTACCATTTAGTGTGACCAGATAAGATTTGCTTTAAAACTTGGTCAGTGTCATATTCCCATTTCATTTGAGAAATGTTTTTAATTGCTTTTGTATTTTCTAAAGTTCCATCAATATATTTATCTTGTGTTTCACTTACACCGTAAGTCATATCACCAGTCACACCTTTAGGTGTGTAATCGTCTAATACTTGTGATGCTGAAAAATATACAAATGTTCCGTCATCATTCATAACTGGCATTTGTGTGGCTTTTTGTGATAACATGAACCAACCACCTTGAATTGGTTTTAAGAAAATATCATCTGCGTCATACTCTTCAATATTATTTTCTTCTATCCACCTTTCAGAAATAAATTGACTTCTCTCTGTTATAACATCAGGGTTTTTATTTTCTAAAGCCGCAGCATTAACTAAAACACTATCAATTAAAACAAAACTATCAGCAACATCTTGTAATGCTTGTTCAACAGCACTCTCAGCAGCATTTCCAGTGAATAACCATTCTGAGTCTACTGACTCTATTGGCATTCCAAAATTGTAATATATTTCTGCTAAAGCCATAGCTTTATTTAAAGCAATACTTACATCATAATTATCTACACCTTTAAATTTATCAGCCCACCAAGAACTAAATGCACCTTCTAAACTACTTCTTACATCAGGTACTAAAGAAATTGGAATAGATTTATTATCAACATTGTCAGTTAAAGTTTTAGAAATAATTACTAAAGCTTCTTGATATGTTTTTCCAGTTGTTGTTAAATGTTCTATGCCATTGTAAAAAGCTTTTTGGTCGTCACTTAAATATAAGTGTGCTTGTCCTTTAGAGCGTAAAAATTTATAATGTTTTAATCCTAATTCTATTTTGTTAATTTCTGGTGAAGTTATTTGTCTGTCAACATTTATAAAATCGTAAGGGTTAGTTGCATTAAAACCTATTTCTAAAGCGTTCTTCCACTCCGGGTGAATAAATCCTTTTGTCTTATCAAAGACACCGTTCATAATCCAAAATTCTCTTTGGTCTTCTGGTATAATATTTTTAGCAATAGCTTCATCTACTTGTCCAGTAATAAGAGTTTGCCAGCCAAGAATAGCTTTATCTTTGTCACTTTTCTTTGAAAGTTTATGTGGCTCTGCTATCATCATAGTCATAAAATCCATAGTACTTGCACCATCACTTGCTCTGCTATAAATTTCATTAAGAATTTTAATTGATTTTTCTGCTGTATCTTTGTTATCTAAGAAACTAGGTAATTGTCCGTTCTTACCTCTTTTAGATGTTAATGCTGAAACAATAAAATCTAAAGTTTCTGGGTCTGAACCAACAGTTTTAAATATATCTACTTGGTTATCTAAGTAATCAAGCACCGTATCATTCATTTGGTCAAAAGATAAAAAACCTTCTGCCTCTTTTGTTTGAATTAACATCTCTACAGCTTTTAAACGGTCTTTATTGTTATCTAATGCAGCTAAAGATGTATCTAATTGCGTGTAAAATGTCCCTTGTTTATCTTGTATGAGTTGTAAAGCGTCTGCTTCTAACTTTTTACCATTAATTTCTACTCTAAATTTATCAAATATTTCATTGTAACCTCTTATGTATGAAGAACTCATACCGTCAAAAGTTCTATTGACTGATTCAAATTGCTCATCAAGATTTATCTTAGCAAGATTTTGTCCTACAACATTTGTTTCAATAGATTTTTTATCTTGCATTGCATGAGCAACACCAAAGTTTACATCAGTAACAGCCGCAGCATATTGACTGTCTAGTCCTTTTACTCTTGGGTCACCATTTTTAATTAATTGTTTAATTTTATCTGGGTCAGTAATACCTTCTGCTTTTAATTGCTCAAAAACATCTTGAGCTACTTTTTGTTTATTGTTAACATACGACTTACCAAAACTTCTAAAGTCTTTCTCAAAGTTAGATAATGCATTAGCGACTTGCTCTAGTTCATTTGTTCTAGGCGTGTTAGGTCTACCGGCTGATGTGCCTTGATAGTAAATGTTTTGTACTGGGCTTTTATATACCATTATGCTGTTGTCCCATATTCATATTCATCTTTCTTGTATTGAACTCCAGCACCAGCTAAATTTAAAGCTAGTCCCATCATTGAAGGTTTAACTGGTATAGGTAAATTATTAACAGTACGTTGATAACCACCAAAAGCTTCTTGTTCTTTTCGCATAAGAGAAACAATGTCTTGATTAAATGCTGCGTCTACATCAACCATATCCATACTTGCCGCAGCGCCAATGTCTTTAAAGATAGCATTAGCATTTCCAACATTCATATTTAAATTTTCTGCAATAGAAGAAATTTTTGCTATTTTAACTTTAAACTTTTCTCTAGTTTTCTCTTCTGCCGCTTCTTGAAGTTGCCAATCTACTTGTCCAATATCATCTAAGTAACTTTTACTAGCGTTTTGTTTTGCAACAAAGTTAGCATGAACAGATTGATTATATTTTTTCTTGTCTGCTTGGTACTGCATAACTTTACTGCCGACATTTATCGCCATTCCAGCCGCTTGAATGCTACACATTATTCATCTCCTTTATTACAAATATAAAATCTTTATTCTCTACTCCGTAGGGTAGTTTTTTTCTGGGTTCAAATCCTAGAAACTGTAACCACTTTAATGATTGCCAATTTCTTTCATCTACAAAGTTATATAAAAATTTATAACCTTTACCCATTTCCTCAACCCACTTAGGACACTCTTTTAAAAATTGTCTAGTGTGGTTAAATAATTGTTCACTTGATAATAACCAAGCAACACCGTATTGTGGGTCTTGTTCGCTTGGTGTTGAACCAAACATACCAATGACACCTTCTTGCTCTGTACCTAGTATTGTAAATGTTTTATGTTTTTCATACGTAAAAGGTAACACTAAAGCTTTCAATGGTGTTACTCCGTGTGACGCTTGTATTTCTTGTCTATCAAGTTTTCTCATTTTAGGGGCTAATTCTAAAGCGTCATCTAGAACTGCCTTCCTTACATATTTTTCCATTATCCTCTTCTTGAGCGTCTATGATAATATCCTTCAATTTCTGCTGAAATAAATTTACTTGGTAAGTGAGAATTATTTTTAAGAGTACACGTAAATTGAGTATTTTTAGATTGTATTGGTATTCTATATGTCCCACTAGCAATGTTAGGTTGTCCTATTACAGAGTTTGCAGAGTTAATTACATTACCACTCATTTCATAAGTTGTTGTTGAACGTCCTTCAGGTAATACATCTACTGTAAAGAAACCACTATCTTCATAATCTACTGACATAGTTCTTATTTGATAACGTCCTGAAGTTATGGACATTGCTCCACCTTGTCCTTGTTCTTTCATATATGGTTTTGTAAACTGATAACTTGAATTAAACTTAGCACCGAACACACATGATGTGTGGTTACCTTCAACAATAACAGTAGTATTACTTTGAGAAACAATATTTAAGTCAGCACCATTAGTAGCGTCTACACAAAATAATGTTTGGTTATCAGTATACGGAACAGTAAAAGTTGTTTGGTCATTAGCCACACTATATGTTCCAGTAAGTGTGCTAGTCTTCATATCTAAATGAATAGAAAATCCTAAAGAGCCAAAATCAGGATTACGTAAATCTATACGTAAAAGCTTAGCATTAGTATTTTCATTAACTAAGACATATAAATAACTATCATAAGCCTCGGCTGATAATATTTGCATATTGTTTAAAGTCCAAGTAGACCAAGATGATTGTACTTTTTTATTTGCGTCAAAGAAATATTTATAAATATATAAAGTATTAGCATTAGTTGCTGTTACAGCACTCCCCGGAGTGTACGGTGCAGTGTTAACGCCATCAATTGTATCGTGACATAATACAATCATTGTATCTTCAATTTGATTTGAAATTATTTTATATGCGTTGTTTGGAATTAATTTACTAACACCTACAGTTATATCTATACCATCATTTGTAAGTGTATCATCATCTGCAAAGTATTCTGTTAATGCTGTTTTATCATTTCTGTTTTGTGCAAAGTAAACAAATTTACCAGCAGATTTTGGAGCAACATTTGTAGCGTGAGAGAATGTACTAGTCTTTGATAACACTGCTGATGTTGGAGTAATACTATCACCAGAAGATTCTAATATGTATTGTGCTTCTTCAGAAAATAATAAAAGTTGTTCATTAAAATCTATAGAGTTATAAAGTTTATTAACAGTAGTACCACTAGCTGCAATATCAATAGGGTCAGTGTCTAAAACATCTGTACCAGTTGTTGCATAGTAATTATAGTATTGTCCATTTTCAGACAGTACTAAATTTTGGTCAGCAATAATACCTAATCTGTTTTGAAAGAAAGTTAAATTGTTTACTTTCTTACCAACAAAACTTGGTGCTGAGTTTGTGTCCGTGTCTCCAGCTACTCTATTAGTCCATGTAGCTTTACTAAAAGTAAATGTACCATCATTATTGTTTATTAAAGTGTGTGGCATTGTTGTAGAATCTAGTCCTACTTTAACTCCCGGCCCAACAGTTTCTTTCCATACACCATTACCTTCAAATTTTACGTAGTAATCAGATAATGCGTCACCTTCATCACCAGTTATTTTAATAATAACTCCAGTTTTTCCATACCAAGGTAAGTCTGCAAAATCAGAAATTGTATCTTTAATTGCATACATTGCTTGGTTACCAAAACCATCTGTAGTTTCTACTGTATAATCTTTACCGTCAGGAACACTTGCATACAAAGTATTACCATAAGATTCAAATGTAAATTCAGCAGTTATTCCTGAATAGTTTTTTAATCCTTGTGAAGTGCTTAACTGGGCCCCGGTATCTGTTCTAACAGTTTCAAAACCTATACCGTCAGCAGTACCGTCCCAATCTGCACTTGAAGTTCCATACATAAGTATGTCAGCTATCTTTGCAGTATCTCTAAACTTACCGTCTGTACTTGCGTCATTACCAGTTGGCATTTGAAAACGCACTTCAATAGGATAACCTATATCTGCATGAGTAAGTTTAACTTTATACTCTCTACCGTATTGTGAACTTTTAACATAAATTAAAAACTCTTCTACTTTAGCTGCTGTTGTTGAAGTATTTTCTGCAATAGTTTTTTGTTTATTAGAAACAAATGTATAGTCAGCAATATTTGTAAATCGTAAATCTTCTAAAGCGTTTGTTGTAGTAAGATAACTAACACCATCAGGAGTACTGACAGTTTTTTCATTTCCAGCTAAATCAAATACTTTAACACCTTGATTATAAAATACTGCTAAGTATTGATTTGAACTATCTCTGTTAATCCAGTGTACGTGGGCATTATTGGGGAAGGCTGTGCTAGAAAGAATATTAGCTATAAAATCTGAGGAAGGTCTTTTTGATAATCCGTCAACAAGGTTAGACGAAAAGTTTACTTGGGACTCAGCTTGTGAAACGTTACGTTGAACTGGGTTCTGTTGGCTAATTCCATTAATAAGGTTTGGTATGGATTGCGAAACTACTGGCATAGCTAAGACCTACTAGAACGTTTACTGCCACGATTAGTAATGTAATTCATATTGTATTCATCTTTAAGAATATTAGCGTCCATTGCTCTAGAGTCTGCCGCCTCAAATGCTACGTGTGCCTCTTGTTCATCTAAGTTAGCAAGTTTAACTAATTCACTTGCACCAATGTATCGAGCTGCAAATCTCCTTGATGCTTTGACTACAATATAACGTCTTGCATACTCTGGGATATGTTCAAACTGTTGTACTAAAACTTTATCTACTTGAGGGTTGTATGTGAATACATCTGTTTTATTTTTTAGGTCATACAAAAATCCATTACGAATAGTGTATTGATATAAATATTGATTAGGTGGTGATGCCTCGACTTGCACACAGTTAGAATCTAAAGGTACTTTGTTGTCTGTGTCTCTTGACATTGTAATTTCAAATTCTCTATTAAAAAACCAACCTTGAGATTGAACACTCATAGATGTTTCATCTAAAATGTTTTTAGCTACAGCCACGTCAGTACCAATGTTTCCTGTTATACTAGAGACTGGCGCCTCACCAATAAAACTAAGCATGGTGTTTATCGCTTGTAATTCAGTTGTAGGTGTAATCTGTGTTGTCATATTTTCCTATTTTACCGGGGTATAAACATACTGCTCACTTGCTACAACGCTCTGTGCGTTGAGATATGAGCCTAAAAAAAATTTTAAAAGGGGGCAAAAGCCCCCAATTAATTATTTATTATAAAAATTAAAGATTAAGCTTCTTTAATTCCTACTGCCGCTTCAGGTCGAAGAACTCCATGACCCATTGCGTACTTACTTACCATTAATGTTCCTTGTCTCCTCAAATCATATTCCATTTCAGAGGCCAAATCGAGTAATTTCACCGTACCTGCTGCTGATGGATGAGAAACCAAACAAACATAATTTGCTAAGTTAACTTGTTGTGGGTTAGAGCCACCTTGAGTAGCACTACCACCCGGCACTCCAGTATTTGAAGAAAGGTCAGCAGCGATGTCACCGAAGTGAGCAGTTGGTACTAACTCAATTCCAGCAACCTTCATTACTTTACCTTCTTTAACACCACCGTTTGCTCCACCACTGTAGTCAATGTTGACTGCATTTGTAGCGTTAGCCATTTTGTAGTATTCTTCAAGTCTGATAAATGCTTTTCTACCTTCTTTTGGAACGTAGTTAGCGTCTAGTTGTTTTGCTGCATCGAACAAAGAATCAATCATTGCATTTGCAGCAGTTGCCGCAGTTGCACTTGCGATTGAAGTGTTTGTTAATACAGTACCAGATGCGAACCCTGAGTCACCTACGTTAGCTGACCCTTGAGCTGCTTGTCCAATAGTTTGTAGAACGTGTTTGTCTTTTTGGAATGCTAATGCTCTTCCAATTTCCGTGCTGTATGCACTTCTTACATCCCAATGATTTTTAGCTTCCTCTAGGTTAGATAAAAATACACTTGAGATTAAAAGGTCGTTAATTGTAATAACCTTTTCGTTGTGGTTTACGTCACTTCCTGTGATTTCTGCCCCCGGTGTGTGGTAACTCGCACCAACTCTCCCCATAACGGGAAATGTTGCCGACTTGCCAGAAGATATGGAACGTACCATATCAGCACCGTTAGTAACTGTAGACCTTTCAAACGCAGTAAGAACTTCGCCTGAAAAGACTTTGAGAAACAAGGCATCTTCACTACCAGAAGCGTTGACTTTGCCCACCGATACTGGTGTTGCTGCTGTCATAATAATCTCCTTTAGTTTAGATTGTTAAATCGCCTTACATATCTTTCAGTTTCATAATCAAGATTGTCCCTTCGCAAAGAGGTCAAGTCATTAGACTTAATTATGTTTGGCAGTCACCTCAAATTATTTGAAGTGCGACTATAAATTGCTAACTTTTAATTTAGCTTGTACGTCATTTCTATATGCTGAGTCATTTGCATATCGTGTGTCATTCATTGCTGCTGTTACTTCAGCCCATGAACGATAACCTGACGCATTAGACATACTTGGGTTTTGACCTGTTTGTAATTTAGGGTCACTACCTTCAGCAGATTTATAACGTGCATTAAGACCTTGAACAGCTAATCTAGTTTGTTCAATGTCACCACTGTTAACAGCTTTATTATATGCAGTTTGTTCAGCTTCAGTTAAATTGTCACTAGCCCATTCTGTCATACTTTTATATGCCTCTGCTCCACCCACTTCTTGCTTAATTGAATTAGAAGTTTGTTGAGCGATTGCTTCTTGTCCTTTTATAAAAGCGTCTACGTAATCTTTTGGAATACCAGCCTTTTGTAAGGACTCATAAGAACTTTCATCTAACTGTCCGTTCTCGTTATATTGTTGTTGTAAGTTAGTCATATCAAGACCAGCACTTTCAACAGCTTGTTCAGCTTTATCTATTGATAAGTCATCTGCTTTCTTAGGTTCTTCTTTTGCTTCTTCTTTAAGTTTAGGCTCACCTAATTTAGTTTCTAACTCACCATAAGCTTTAGCCATATCTTCAGGCGTACCAAATTTTTCAGGTAACCATTCTGGTCTCTCCGATTGAGTCATCTCTTCTGGTTTTTCTGATGTTGTTACACCTTCATTTATTTCTACTTTTTCTACCATTCTATCCTTGTGGTTTTGTTACGTTGTCTGCAACTTTTGGAGCAACATCTTGTGCTGTGTCCATCATCTGTTGTTGCATTTGCATTTGTTGTTGTTGCATTTGTTCTTGCTGTAATTGTTCAGGAGATTTAATTAAACCTTCTGTTTCAATTCCATGTCCTGTTGCTAATCTTTCAACTAAGTCACCTACGTTTAATAAGTTAACAGCTTGAGGATATATCTGTGCAAGTTGTGCTACTTGTCCAACAAACTCTGATAATTTCTGTAAGTCATTTCCTCTTCCTAATGCTTCAACACCAGTGATGATTGTAGGTCTTACAGAACCTTTAGGAAGTTTTGGAATTTCATTCTTACTTCCCATTCTCATCATTAGTAACTGAACTAATGGTAATTGTAATTCTTGTGATAATAAAGAATAGATACCACCCATTGCAGTTTCTAATTCGTTAGCCATATAACGTATCTCTTGAGCAGTGACACGTTCAGCTTGTCTTTGTATTGCTGTGTTTAATAAGAAAGCATATTGTAATCTTTCTTCTAAACGTCCAATAGCTTTGTCTACTGTTTGTAAATCGTAAAACTTTTCTGCTTGTAATACAGAAACATCATCTTTGTTTCCTGTAATAATATCACCGTTACGTGATACTGCTATGTCTCTTTTCTTTGTTGTAGAATTTGGTTTAACCATGAAAACCATTTTAGCACTAGCAGCACTAGACTCTACCATTGCTTGAGATAAACCTTCTAATGATTTTAAATCACCAATGTATTCTTCTACATAAGAACGTCCATAATCTTCACCATCAACTCTAATCATTCTTAAAGCTAACCAAGGTAATTGGTCTGCATTGTGTTCACCAATAGAAGAAGGTATTTTTATACCGTGGACTTCTTGACATACATAAAATTTCTTATCGTTTAGTTTATAAACGTGTGTATATAAATCACAATTAGTTTCAGATTTGTAATCTTCTTTACTCATCTTTTGCAAAACTAATTGTCTTACATCTTCATCAAGAGATAAAATTGATATACTTTCTTTTACAACTATTTCTAAAATATTTCCTTCACCGTCACGCTTACATACAAATTGATTTAAAGGAAAGACACGCATTGTGCCTTGTTTTGGTATGTGACATAAAACATTTCCACCAACAATTAATTGTTTTATAGCTTCAAATATTGGAACACGTAAAGCAAGAGCTTCAATCTTTGACATAACTTCACGTTCAATTTTTGCTAATGATTTTTCAATAGTAGTTTTAAGCTGTGGTTGTTCATCAACTTGTTGTTTAGCTTTGCCTTCTATCGCTAATCTAAAAAATGGTTGGTTGGGGGGAAGTAATAGTAGCAGTAATTTTGAAGCAAGGTTGTTAACACCTCTACTACCTACTGATTGAAAAGGACTATAAAAGTCTTGAGAAGGTGTGAAAGAATTTTCTGGTATTAATGTTGGAATAGTTAATTCAGAACATTGTCTACCTCTGTTAAGATAATGTTCTCTATCTTCGGTTAGTCTGTCATATCGGCTTTCTGCTGTATCTACAGTGTTGTAGCTTATCATATCATCAGCCATTTAATTCCTATACTGTTGGTGTACTGCCGGGAATGTTTAAATCAGTTTGCATACTCATAGTCCCAGTTTTATTCTTTTTTTTCTTAGCTATTTCTAAATTATCTTCTGAAGCTATTTCTATTTCTGGTGCCATTTCATCTGGTTGTGCTACTGATTGAACAGGTTGAGTAGTAGTTTGCTGTTGCTGTCCGCCTCCGCCTCCAAAACACATATCTTTTTCTCCTTAGTTAATAATGATGAATACTTCCGGGAGTATTATGCCCCGGAATATATAACCCACTTTCTAATTTAGGGTCATTGTTATTGTTATTACTGTTATTGTTATTTGAAGTATCTATTGATAAATCATTGTCCACTTCATCAGGATTTATTGGGTCTTTAATATTTCCATCGACAAACTTTAAATGAGGGTCAGGACGTACTGATTGTGTTGGTCTATTACTTCCCATGCACATACTATCCGTCTCCTAATAAATTGTTTTCGTTACGTTTCTTCAATTCAATTAACCAATTGACTACACTGCGTTGACCAGCTTTAAACCAAACAACTCTGTCTTCGTCTTTGATGTCAGGGGCTTGATTAGGATAAACTTTATCTAAAGTTTTAACCAAATCTTCTACAGTGTAGGGTAATTGAATGTCTTCTAAAGGGTTTTCCATATAATTTCCTTCATATATGGGTACTAATTACCCCCATAAATCACCAGTCATACTACCTTTTGCATACTCTGTGGCCCTGTTCTCAAAGAAATTAGTGTGTTCCACTCCATTTAATATCCAATCAAGCCAAGGTAGAGGGTTATCTTTAACTGCAAAGTTAGGTTTTAAACCTAATTGTAGTAATCTTCTATCTGCAATGTGTCTTATATATTGTTTAACTTGGTCTGGTTCTAAGCCTTCTACTCCACCTTGTTCAAAAGCTAAGTCAATAAACTTATCTTCTAACATTACCATGTCTCTACAAATATCATATAAAGTTTTCTTAAAGTCATCATTCCAAATATGTTTATTTTCATCAATTAAAGAATGAAAAAGTTTAATCATATTTTCTACATGGTGACTTTCATCACGTATGCTCCATGTAACTATCTGACACATACCTTTCATTTTACCAAATCGTTGAAAATTTAGCAGCATTATAAAAGACGCAAACAATTGTAAGCCTTCACCAAATGCAGAAAATACAGCTAGTTCTCTAGCCAATCCTTCTACACCCTCACCTTTATTATTAAACAAGTAATCATGTTTATCAGCCATAGCCTTATATTCTTGAAAAGCTTTGTACTCATTGTCAGGTAAACCAATAGTATCATTCAGTAATGAATAACTATGTGCATGATTTGCTTCACTTGTAGCAATAGCAGATAACATCATTCTTATTTCTGGTGGTTTAAATTTAGGAATATAATTATCTAGATAAGCTTGTGCTATATCTACATCACCTTGAGTAAAGAATTTTAATATCTGTGTTATTAAATTTTTTTCTTCACTAGTTAGTCGTTCATTCCAATCTCTCACATCTTCTGCAAGAGATACTTCACTAGGTAACCAATGCATTTTCTGTTGCATATCATAAGCTTCAAAAGCCCATGGGTATTGGAATGGTTTATAATAACTTCTCTCTTTTAATAAACTCATACAAACCACCCCCACGAATCAAATAACTCGATGGCTTCTATCACTATTATTATTGCTAACTCTACAGCTAAGACTGTATGATAAACAGTCCATAACACTGATTGTTTTTGTCCGTCTAAAGATTTATATTTTTTCATTATGCTTGACAAGCTAGACATTCTTCTTCTGAATCTGGTCTAACTACCCTTTCTATTTTTGTTGATAATATTTCTGCTCTTCTGATTGCCTCTGAACGACAATAGTAAAGTGTTTTAATTCCTTTTTTCCAAGCTGATAGATGTAATAAATGTAGTTCTTTTATGTTTACATCTGCCGGAACAAATATGTTTAAACTTTGTGACTGACAAATTTCTTTTTGTCTGTCAGCAGCTAAATCAATTATCCATCTTTGGTCAATCTCAATAGCAGTAGCAAAGACATCTTGCTCCCACTCAGTTAATTCATCTAAATGATATACAGAACCTCTTTTGGCAACAATGCTTTTCCAAACTTCATCATTATCTATTCCTTTTTTCTGTAATAGTTTTTGTAAATGTTTGTTTTTAATAAAGTGTGTGCCACTCATTGTTTTCTGTGTAAAAGCATTTGCTCTTAATGGTTCAATAGAAGGACTAGTCTCACCACATATAATACTACTACTTGCATTCGGTGCAATTGCTAGAATATGTGCAAACCTTTTCCCAGTTCCTTCCATGTCAGGAGCTTCACCTCTTTCTTTTGCTAACCACTCTGACTCTTTTTCTGCTTCTTCTTTAATTTGTTTAAAGATAGCTTTGTTAGTAGTCTTAGCTAACACACTAGCAAAAGGAATATTTCTATGTTGTAAGTATGAATGAAAACCCATAGTACCTAAACCAATACTACGTTCTCTCATTGCAGAATACTTAGCACGTTCTAATTCATCAGGAGCATTCTCAATAAAGAATGTTAATACGTTATCTAAAAATCTTACAACGTCTGGTATGAATTGTTTGTTATCTCTCCAATCATCAAACTTTTCTAAGTTTAAACTTGAAAGACAGCACACTGCTGTACGGTCTTCATTTGTAGGTAAAGTAATTTCACTACATAAATTAGAATGATGTACTTTTAATCCAAGTCCCTTTTGACTGACAGGCAAATGCTTTTGTATAGTGTCAATAAAGGCAAGGTAAGGTTCACCAGTGGCAACCCTAGTCTCAAGAATTTTTTGCCATAATTTTCTAGCACTAACGGTGCGTACAACTTTTTTAGTATGAGGGTCAATGAGTTCCCAACTATCATTGGCGTTAGGATTATTAGTACACTCATCAATAAGAGACATAAACTTATCAGAAACATTAATACCGTGATGAAGGTTAAGACACTTACGATGAATGTCCCCACCACTTGGCTTACGTATTTCCAAAAATTCTTCAATCTCAGGGTGTGAAATATCTTGGTAACTTGCATAACTTCCTCTTCTCGTTTTACCTTGAGAGAACGCTAACATTTCTGAATCAACAACGTGCATGAATGGTATTGAACCAGTAGATGTTGAGCCACCAGAAGTAGATGTTCCATCACTTCTAACGTCACCCCAATAACCACCAATGCCACCACCTACTGTTGCTAACCAAGCGTTCTCTGTGTAATGTTTTGTTAAACCTACTCTGCTATCTGGTACGTAATTTAAAAAGCATGAGATAGGCATTCCTTTTTTAGTTCCACCATTTGTTAAGATAGGTGTTGCAAACATGAACCATAGGTTCGACACATAACTATAAATTCTATCAGCCATTTCATCATTATCTGAAAAAGCTTTTGATACTCGCATGAATGCTTCTTGAGGACTTTTCTCCTCATCAGTTAAGTATCTATCTTTTAATATTTTTAATCCAGCCTCGGTTAGTAATGTATCTTTGCTATAGTCCATGTTTATTTTAGTCCTTTTGTTGTTGTGTTGTTTCTCTTTCTTTCTTTTCGCATTCCCCGGCGATTGCCATATAAGCCGAGGCGTCCACATAAGTGTCATCAGTTCTGTTACCTAACATTGTCCTTGCAACTTTTAATAGGCTCATCATTACTGCTACATCGTGTGGACTAATTCTTCTTTGTAAATAGATTGTCCAAAAATTTGCGATGTTCATGTGGTTAAGATACTTGTCACCATACTCTTTAGCACGGTCACCAGCCACTAACTCTTTAGCTTTGTCTAAAAAATCTTTTGTGGTTTTTAAATCTTCCATAAGTTTATCTCTCCTGTTGTTTTATTGTATTCACCATGTCTTAATATTCTTGCTACTTGTGCTTGTTGCAATGCGTCAGCTTCAGTTAGATTATTTTTTTCATAACTCTTAACCACTAGCTGCCACATATCTTTTACGGACATTGCTTTATCCGTTAAAATTTTTTCAGCAGTTTTTATTCCAACTGAGGGACAGCCAGTAAATCCATCAACGCTGTCCCCAGTTAGAGTTTGTATTAAATGCCACCAATCACATTCATTCTTTTTTCTTAGGACTATATTTTTTCCGTCCTTAGAAATGTATGAAGGTATTTGCATTAGGTCTTTATCCAAAGAACATATAATTCTTTGCTCACCTTTGTTTGGCTCAGTGGCAAGTATACCGAGAACATCATCTGCTTCTAGATTAGGAAGGACTATAGCATTATACTCTTCCTTTAAATGTTCTCTTAATGCTCCTAATACTAAAGGCTTACGTTTGCTTTTACGATTATCCTTATAGCTAGGTAATACATCTTTTCTAAAATTCTTAGAGTCAGTTAAAGCTATAGTTATATTGTTTGTCTCTAAGTTTTCTTTTAGATTTTCAATTTCTGTATACAGTAAACTTTTTGCATAATTTTCATCTGCGTGAAGTGTCCATAATCCCTCTCCCCAATTGGTATCTACCTCTGCCATAGTGGCAGATTTATATGCAATAATATCACCATCAATTAGCAATCTTCTTTTCATTAATCCTCCAGTGGATAGGTTATGTTAAATTTTTTTGTGTAATTAATTCTGCAAGAGGTAGTAAAACTAAAGTGCTTTTATATCCGTCACCACCTTTTACTTTTCTTGCGTTTGGAAATTTCTTTTCCACTAAATTTTTTACACGCTCTATAGGAAATATAAATGTTACATTATATTCATCATCAGTATCAGGAGAACACAATGAATGTATCCACCATTTTACATTATTATTATCCGGGTGATATAAACCACTCGGCTTGTCACTACACTCAACCTCAATACATAAATTATCATTCCTAGACCAAGACGAAAACCTTTCAGTTTTAACCTCGGCTACAGAATTATCCATGTTAAGTGTAGTAAATATTTTATCTTGATGTGCTTCACCAAATGTTAAATCGTTTTTAAACTTACTCATATTAATGCGTTCCACTCCAATTATTTGAGATTTTATATTCGCCAGTTAATGGCACTCTTAATTTGAAATGTTCGCCAGTTCGTTTAATACATTCGACAGCTAACTTTCCTACTTCTTCTGCTTTGTCTTTATCACATTCAACTTGTATCTCATCATGTACCCACAACAATTGTTGAACACCTTTAATATGACTAACAGCTTTATCAAATTCAACTAGCCATTGTTTACAAACAATAGCACCAGCACTTTGTAATAATGTATTCAATGCGCTGTGTTGATTTCTGACTTTTACTTTTCTTTTATCAAGACCAAGTAAGTAGCCACGCTCTGCAACTAACTTAACTTGTTCGATTAATTTGCTTAATGCTGGTAATCTATTAAGAAATTGTTTTCTTACTCTCGCTGCGTCACGATTTGATTTACCAGTTACCTCTGCTATCTTTGCCACTCCAGCACCGTAAAGCCAAGCGTACAGAAAACGCTTACTTGCGTCTCTTGTATCTAGTCCAGCTAATTTTTGATTTGTAGTATGTATGTCACCATTGACTACAATGTCAGCATACTTACCGTTATCAAACTTTGCTATGTAGTGTCCAAGTAGGCGTAACTCTAATCCTGAAACGTCAATCCCAACTAAAGATTTAGTAGGTGGTACAGTAAACAATTCTCTAAACTGTTTTCCATAAGGAATGTTAACAGCCGGGACTTGTTGTAAGTTAGGTCTACTTGCAGTCGCTCTCCCGGTAACAGCATTGTTTGTATTAACTGTACCGTGTAAGCGTCCATTCTTTTCTAATTTTAAATAAGCATTACTACCTTCTGCTAACATACCTATGCGTTTTTCTAATAAGAAATAACGTGCTAATAATTTAGCTTCAGGATAATCTAAACTATTTAAAACTTTATCATCTACTTTTGGTTTACCATCAGGAGTAAACTCTTTTGGTTTCCAATCGTATTTAGTTTGTAATCTATTAGCAATGTGTTGTCTGCTTGAAGGATTAAACTCAATGACTTTATCTTTTAATGGCTTACCTGTTTTTTCAGAAACTCTTTTAATAGTTATAGGTAAAAAAGTTTCTTCCATTTCTTTTCTAATGTTTTCTCTTTCACTAGACAATTCAGAATACAAGGCTGTTGCTTTTTCTTTATCAAACATTATGCCATATCTTTCTTGCCTACCTATTAAATCAGTTACAGCGTGTTCAAGTTCTAGTGATTGCTCTGAATATTTTTGCTCCAAAATTTTTCGGTATAAAGTATAAGTAACTTCTACATCTTGAATACAATACTCAAGCATTTCTTCATTATACTCTGACCAATCAGTTTCAATCTGTTGTTTATAATTTCCTAGTCTAACTCCCCATGCTTTTAAGCTGTGCTTGTTGACTAATTGCCTTGGAAAATCTTTTGTATGAACTCTAGTCATGTCTGACTCCATTAAGTCTGACCAAATTAGGCGTGTTGCTACTAGAGTATCAAATACTTTAGCTTTAGTTTTAAATTGAAAAAGTTTTTCTAATGCTGGAATGTCATACTTAATAATATTATGTCCAATTATAGTTTCAGCTTTTTCTAATTTGTTTGTCCCTTCCCACCAATTATCTCTAGTGTATGATGTGATTTCATTTGTATCTATATCTTTTAAGACAAGACAATGAAGCTGTGACACATCATCAAGTAATCCGTTTGTTTCTATATCAAATACATAACTAGACATTCAAATTTACCTTTACTAATTTAATAATGTTACAAGAAGGAATGACCGTAGAAGAACCTGCGTCACCTAAAGTGTTATCTTTTTTATAATTAAAATCACTCATTAGAATATGAACGTCTTCATCTTTTTTTATAAGCCAACCTGTGCTAACACAAACACATGGCTTAGATTTTAATGCTTCTGACATTTCTTTCCATGAAGGGTCTGACTCAATGTCTTTCCAATAAGCAACATAGAACCCATAGTTAAATGGTATGCTAGGTAGTTTTATTTGTCTTTTTTTCACGCTTAAATTTCCTTCCTACAAAAAATACTATTACATTTTGAACTGTGTTTATTGTTACCATTGCAAGTAACCAAGCTTCCCAAATTTCCATCAATGAACCGTAGCAATCTCAACTAAAACTCTAGTCGCTGCCTCATCAACAATTGATAATTCATTCAATGTTAAATCGGCTGAAAGTTTTGTTGCTAAGTTTGGTACTTGTATTGTTACTTCAATAAATGGATTAGCTTTTGTAAATTTAATAGCATTAGAAATCTCTTCTGTTACAGTCCAATACTCAGAAGTCATTAGCTGACTCCGTTGTTTCAATTAAACAAGAAGTCTCATCATCAAAGAATAGTGTTCCACATTTTCCTGTGTCACCGTTATGTCTATTCTTTAATACTCTAACTGTTGTATAATTTTTCTTTTCTTCATCATTTTGATTTCTCTCTAAAGATATAACGCCATCACTAAGTTGACTGATAGCATGACTACCTCTCAAAGAATTAAGAGAGGTTTGTACTCCGTCCTCATATCCTTTGTTACCTTCTGGTCTTCTTAAATGTGAAACTAAAATTAATCCTATTCCTGTCTCTTCAACTAAGGTTCTAAGCTTAGTCATTGTGACATCAATTAATTTTCTTTCGTCTAAACTTTCTAAACCAGAAATGACAATTGAAAGATGGTCAAGAATAACCCACCGTACACCAAGACCTTTAGCAAGATAACGAATTTTGGATAGGAGATTCTCAGACTCGGTACTTCCAAAACTATCATATAAATAAAGTAAACCACTACCCACTGTTGAACTAAAACTATTTCTAAAGTCATCTTCACTGACCCCTTCTTTTGTTAAGTGTAATGGTTTTTGTAAATCTATTCCCATAATACCTAGAGCAGTACGCTTAACGCTTTCCTCTAAGGCAATGTAACCAACACTCTCACCTTGCTTAATTAAGTGGTGAGCAATTTGCCTACACAATTGAGACTTACCTTGTCCTGTTCCTGAAGTTACAGTTATCAATTCTCTTCTTCTCATTCCAAGTGTTTTTTTATTTAAGCACTCAAATGGATATGGAATTGTTTCTGTGTCATCTTCCTTTACCAATGTTTCAAAAATATCTTGGCCAGAAACTATTCCGTCAGGTCGATACTCTTTAGCACCCCACATACAATCTATTAATTGTTTTGTTTCCCCGGCTACTAACATTTCGTTAGGGTCTTTACGTGGTAGTGTTGCTATTCTACATTTGTTTGGTGTAAATAATTTAGAGCAATCCTCTGATGCTTTTTTACCAGCTTCATCATTATCAAACATGAGAATAATTTTTTCAAATTTCTCAAGCCATTCTAATTGTTGTTGTAAATCTTTTTTAGCACCTTGGCTGCCAGTCTTAACAGATACTACAGCCCATTTATTATTTTGTATTTGAGACAAACTCATTGCGTCTATCTCGCCTTCAACTATACACACTTGCTTACCACCGTCACGCCACAAGTTTTGTCCAAAGAGTACAGCTTGTTTGCTATCCCCTATCCATTGAAAAGATTTATTTGGGTAACGTAATTTCTGTGCAACTAATGTGTTATTTTTGTCGTAGTAGTTTGCAATTTGAACAGTAGCATTATTATGCTTACCAATTTTGTAATTAAATTTATTAACTGTTTCTTTATTTATTTTACGTTTAACTAATGGTCTTGTTTCACCTGATATTAAATCAGAATTAACTTCTTTCAATGGCTTGTCCTCGTTGTTGTAATTAAAATAATATTGACCACAACCAAAACAATGTCCGTGGTTATCTGAATAGACTGCTACGTTATCTTTCGAGCCACATTCAGAGCAAGGTGCATGGTAAAGAAATTCGCTTTCTTCCATTGCATAATCCTTAAAAAAATTTTTGGGTAAAAATAAAGCCGACTCAGAGGGTATCCAAGTCGGCACTACGAAAGGGTTACCCTATGAAAAGTAACGCCTCTCAAATCTTATATACTACTTTATTTCATTTAGCCACTCCTTCGGAATAAATTTGTCTGCGTATTTAAAACCATGTTTCTCACACCACATGGCGTAAGTAGTTTTTGATTTTTTAGAAATCTTTGTCTTAGAATTAGAAAAGACAAATCGTAAATCAAGTTTAGGATATTGTTCTTTTACTAATAAAGTCTTTTGTTTATCTGCTGTTAAAAATCTTCCTTTACCCTCTATGTGCATGATACCACCTCTCTTTTTCTCTAAGATAAAATCTGGTGTGTATCTATGCACCTTTTGGGGTTTGGTATATTTGATGACTTTACTTTCATATTCAAAGTCAACGTGTTCGGAAATTAATTGTTCAGCAATTTGCACTTCTAATCCTGAACGGTATTTAGAAGTCCTCTTCGTCTGATACCTTTTCCTCATGTCTTTCCTCAAATTCTTCCACTGTGGGAGCGTGTTGGTAGCCTTCCTCTTCTTTAAATCCGAAAGAAGAATTATTACCTTCAACTAATTTAAGTACTTGAGCAGCTTTTAGACGCATAGAAACTCCAGCCCCTACCATTGATGTAAAGTATGGAATTAATTCAGCACTAACTTTAATTTCTGAACCACCCCAAATATTTACATTTTGAATTGGCTTTCCTTTTGCGTCTACAACAACTGGTTTATTAGGAAATGTTTCACCAGTCTTTGTAGTTATCTTAGCTTTACACTTAAATTTAAAGATAACATTTCCGGTAGGGTTACCATCATCATCAACCTCATCAAAATATGGTGGGTCTGCTTGTTTAACTTGTTTCCCTTTGCTCTTCTCTTTTCCAAGAGTAACAGCTTCCTCAATGACTGTATTAATTTTAGAAATTAAATCTTTAGCTTCATCTTTACTAATAATTAAATTAGTTCGGTAGTCACCTACTTCACTAAACTTAGTATCAGGAGCATGAAGCCAAGGGTATTGTGCAATACCTGACGGTGTTACAATTTTAGTATAATTTATTTTAGGCATTTTCGTCCTCTTCTATTTCTTCCAAGATGAACCCTCTGTTCATCATGTCAACTGCCACATCAAGTGGCAAATTTCTGTATTCTTCTTTAACCATAGTTAACTCCTTTGGTTCATATAGGGGTACTATTAACCCACTAGTGGATTGTATTAAGCGAAGAAAAATTCGCTCTTTAAAACTTCCTCAATATTGAAGTCACCTTTTTCAGGAACTTCAGGAAGTTTACTTTTTTGTTTGTCATTTAGTATTGGCTTAATTGTTTCCTTAAAATCTTCCAAGGGACAACTCTTTGAATACATTTCAACAAACGACTCTCTTATTGTTTCAGCAAGTACTTGGCTGTCAGCAGCAAGTGTACCAAAACTATCATGCACATTACAAAAATGTGTAAGACCTTTATCGTAAGCGTTAGACACAGTTAACATCATGTGTGCTGAATCTTGTGCATGGATAAAGTTAGGTGGAAGTCCGTTACTCGCTTTAAGTACTGATAGTTTTTCTGTTTCAACATTTATTCTTGGTTTAATTACTTCACCAAAAAGTTTTGTCTTAACTCTCATTGACTTAAATTCTGGGTAATCTTGTATGACAGGAAATCCTACAGGATTATACCAAACAATAGGGTGACCATTCTTAGCAAGAATACTTGCACTCTTTTTAAGATAATCCATTCCTTGTCTTGGTGCAGATAAAACCTCACCCATACTGTCCCATATTACTCCAGCCATGAACGAACAAGCTTCAAAAGCTAATTTACCACTTCCAAATGGGTGTTCCTCTCCAGCGTCTTTTCTTTTGACTAAATTTTCATCAACAAAATCACTACAAGAATATCTAGTAGAGCCATAAGGACTTGTCATAATAGGACGCTTAACTGTTGAGCGTTTAACTCCATAGTCTAGCCAAAGTTTTGCAAATGGACTGTCAGTCATGTTCTTTAAATTTTCAATACCTTTGTCTTTAACAACTGTATAAACATCTTGTGGAACGTCACTGTTACTTAGATTAACAGCTTCAGCAGTACCTCTATGTTTTAGAATTGCTGCGTAGTGTTGAATACCATTACATGAACCGTCTTGAGAACATATAAAACTACTTTCATATCCGTAACCATATTCTTGAAACTGCACCCATTCATTACACCAAGCTAAGAATTGAAAAGGCTTATCAGCTTTTTCCCATTCTCTATTTGTGTATGGGTCTTCTTGCATTTCTTTAAACACATCAAAGTTTTCATTAACCCATTGCACTTGCTCGTCTCTTGTAACTTTGTCAATTCCATAAAGTCCAGCCCCGGTAACTGCTAACCAATACGCCCCATTATTTTCTTCGGTAATTTTTTTACCAGTTCCAAAAAGATGTAATGCTTTTGCAAAGTCAACTCCTTGTCCGTTAAGATAATTTGTAACTTGGTAACAACGTGACCTGAAATCTAATGTATGGCAATGGTAAAAAACTTTATCTAAAAACATTTCAGCAATCCACATAACTTTAGCAAACAATAATCTTTTAGATTTTTGTCTAGCATTTTCTGTGTGAACTATAACAGCTTCTTGTCTATACTTTTTCCTAGCCTCGGCATTTGTTTCAATGTCATGTGGTTTAGAAGGTATCTCTTCTAACTCTGCTTTAGGTAAACCACCAATAGATATATTTTTATCCCATGCTTTCTTTAAAACATTAAAAATAAAATTATTTATTTTATATGGTGTATTTTGTTGTGCGTTAACTGCCTTATAAACAATCGGCATTTTCACATCTTCTAAATTCTTTAAGTTTTTTCGATTATGATATTTTACTAATGCCAATGGTTTTATATGTCTTGAGTAATAGCCACCACCTTGAGCCTTTCCTTCTTCCCACATTCTAGGTGGTACTATTGTTGGAAAGTATTCTGGGGCTAGAACCTCTAAGAAATCATTACGACTATTAATCCAACGTAATGTTTCATCTGTTGCTAATAAAGTTCTTTCAAGACGTTTTCTTTTAGGCAACATTTCAATTTTACATAGCCCAGTTGAGACACACATAAGTTCTATTAGCTTGTAACCTACGTGTACTTTTTCGCCCCTAGTCCATTGAGTCCACTCAATATTATTTTTTT